GTTTACAGAAAGCGGAGTAAGCAACTTTGGGAAATTCTGGGAAGAGCTTGATCCCACCGAGAAAGCTAGTATGATTCTTCAAGCTACCGCCCAACTTATGAACGGAATAACCTCTATTATGACATCTGCCTTTGATGTTCGTATTGAGCAAATAGAAGAACAACAGGAAAAGAACGAGGAAGCCGGGGAAGAAGAGAAAGAACGTATTGAAGATCTAGTTAATAGCGGAGTTATAACTAAGGAAGAAGGTGAATCGAGAAAGAGAGCGGCAGAAGTTAGAACCAAACAGAAGCACGATGAACTGGAAAAGCAAAAAGCTGACTTGGAACAAAAGCAGGCCAAGTGGCAAAAGGCTAATTCCATTATTCAGACTACTATTGCTACCTCTCAGGCTATAATGAAGGCTTTGGCAGAGGCCGGACCTTTCGCTGGTCCTATTCTTGCGGCTGTAATCGGAGCTATGGGAGCCGCCCAAGTAGCTATAATTGCCTCGCAGCCGATACCTAAATACGCAAAGGGGACTGATAATCATCCCGGTGGATTGGCTATTGTTGGTGATGGAGGCAGGCAGGAGGTTATTGAAACTGATAATGGTGCGTATATTACTCCTTCTGTTCCCACTTTGGTAGATATCCCCAAAAGAGCGAAGGTTATCCCTAATTTGGTCGATTATCGCAAGATGTCTTTACATTCTGATGCTCTAATGCTTGATCGACAAATGAGAAGCGGAGATAATGGAGAGCCGATAATAGTAAATGTAAATAATAACGTTGGTAGATTAGAACAAAAGTTTGAGGATATAACTGGAGAAACAAAGAAAATAGTCAGATACCTAAAGAAAAGGACTAATCTATCCGATTGGAAAAGAAGTGAAAGAAATATTTAAACAATTATTTAATAGGATATTAATATGCTATACACTGACCTAGACAAAATCTCATTGGATACATTCATTGATGTATTTACAGGAGATAAGAGTAAGCTTATCATCGAAGGAGAACATTCTGAAAAAGAACTGTCCGAACAATCGGAGAAGCTCATTACCGAATATGTAGAGATAATCGGAGGAGCCTCTTTTCTGTCTGAAATGTCCCAAAGAAACAATATAATTAACCTTCACATAAAAATTGAATACATGAAAATTGTAGAAGTCATGATTGCTAATAATGATTGGGCATATGCAGCAGAAGCTCTTTCCCAATTGGGATTTTCATATTTCCCCTCCGAACACGAAAAGATACGCAAGAAAGCATCTTCTATCCTTTCTATGAGCAAATATATGCTTGAACGAATAAATGCTAAGGAAAAGCCGGGAAATAGCTCAAAAATGGATAAAAACTACTTTGCAAGAGAAAGAGTGATGGTTATGTCTCATTTTGGAATGCAAATCCGGAAGAACGAGATTAGTGCAAAGGAATATGCTTTCATGGTAAAGCGTATGTGTGAAGATATTAAAATAATGAATAATCGTAAAAGAAAATAATTATGTTTAGATGCCAGATATTAATAAACGGAATATCTTATGAAGCAACTGACGATCTCAAGAACTGGGATGATTTCGGTATTTCACAGAAAAGATCAAATTATGACGGGGTTATCCGGTCTTTTAGTACACAATTTGAATTTGTCAACCGTTCCTACGAGCTTTTAAAGGAGGAGTTTGAACAACATTATCTATCAGCAAAGGCAGCAATAGTATTTTATCTACGGAATAATAGCTGGAATTGGGATAAGATATTTCATTGCACATTGGATTTTGGAACTTATTCGGAAGACGGTATGGTTGTCTCTATCAATGCGGTTGACGATAATCTCGCTGCTATCATCAAGGCAAAAAGGAATATTCTGTATGAATATCCGGTAGCCGATCTTTATACCAGAAAACTAAACTATGACAGGCTAGAAATGTCTAACAATATCAAATGGACTGATGGCGGTTCTTTAAATTCAGATGCAAGTTATTCGGAAATAATCATACCTGCGGGAACTACAAATTGCCTTTTCCCTCTCTATTTATATAGTAATAATGAGATTGCAACAAAGAACGCTGTGGAGGTTAGAGATATTCCGATTCGTGGATTGTCTCCATATCCGTATAATTTGCAAGACACATTTATTAGTAGTTTAAAGAATGGGTTAAAGATTAATTTGTCGCTTCGATTTTCAGTAAGAATAAATAGGCTTTTTTATGTCACGATAAGATTGGTCAAACTGCGGCAAGGTGGATATGACAATATAGATGCTTGGGGACCACAATACGATCCTTCAGAGAATTGGGATCCAGTTTATGAAGTAGAATATTCAGGAGAAATATCTTTGAATGCTGATGAAGGATTAGCTTTGCACTTTTGGGCAAGTACTGGAATTGGTGATGATTTAGCCATAACTGTATCTAATTTTGAATTTTGGGCAACTTTTTACGGAAGGGAAGAGCCTGTTTTTATTGACGTTATATCCCCCATTACCGTATTGAATAACCTTCTTAAAAGCATGACCGATAGTACCGAAACGTATTCTGGACTTATTGATGACTATGATCCCCGTATGAGCATGGATAGGCTTTCTACTTCCTATATCATGGCGGCGGAAAGTGCCCGTGGCCTTCCGAATGCAAAACTATATACTTCTTATAAAAAATTCTGCGATTGGATGGAGGCCGAGTTTGGTTATGTACCTGTTATAAATGAAAACACTGTGACCTTCATGCATCGTGATAAACTGTTCACTTCAACGGTAGTTAAAGATTTAGGAACAGAAATAAACGATTATGAGTTCTCCGTGAATGACTCTTTAATATATTCTTCTGTAAAAGTTGGTTATGATAAAGAAGATTATGACAGTGTTAACGGCCGTGATGAGTTCCGGTTTACCAATGAATTTTCTACCGGGCTTAACTTGCGGGACAATACCTTGTCTCTGATAAGTCCGTATAGGGCAGATGCCTACGGAATAGAGTTTCTGGTTCAGAAAAGAGGCGAGGATACTACGGATAACGACAGTGATAATGATGTATTCTTTGTAAGTTGCGATCAAGACGGGGTGAATCTCAAATTGTATAGGGCATATACACCTTCCCAGCTTTCCGGGTTGCTAAGTCCTGAGACTATGTTTAATTTTCAATATTCGCCACGTTTTATGCTGGAGGCGAACAAAAAATATATAGGATCTTGTACTGGAATGCTTAAGTTTACATCTTCTGACGGAAATAGTGATGTTGCTATAGACGGAGTAAAGGAAACGGATGACTTCTCAATCCCTGAAAGATTATTTACGGTATCAGAGGTAGAAGTAGAGACAAGTGATATAAACTCGCCAGATGATTTGCTGGGGTTGGTATCTTTGAATAACAGAGGGAGAACTGTTATAGGATATATTAAGCAAATAAAATCCTATATTGGTAAAGCAAAATCATCCTCTTATACACTGATCGTAAAGGATATAAAAAAGTAGTCAAAATGAAGGTACATTCATATAAAGTTTGTACATTTGTAATGTAGTGTTGTGCGACACTATACTTCGTTTTGATGAAAACGACATTAGCCTATTACGTGTAAAATCCCCTGCTATCAAGAAAGGATAACCAATCTTATTGAAAATCTGAATGGGAAAATTAGAAAGTACACTAAAAACAAGCTATCATTCCCAAATGATGATGCACTGAAAAAGTCTGTTTATCTGGCTATTACAGAAATTGAAAAGAAATGGTATCAACCAATTTGGAATTGGGCCTTGATTTTTAACCAATT